CGGCTATTAACTCCTGAATCTTTTTACTAGCTGTTTCAGTTACAGTAATCATTTTACTCTCTTAGATTCTACATATTTTGCTTTAAGTATAACTCCTCTACGTTTTACAGAGGGCTTTGTATATGTCTGTCTTTCACGTAACTCTTGTACAACTTTAATTTTACTGTGTTTACTTTTGTATTGTTTTAGAGCTTGCTCTATTGAGTTTCCTACGTTAATGATTATCATATGCTAATTCTTCTAATCCTTTTTTCTTACGGTAATCGTTTATAGCTGCTTTGATTGCATCTTCGGCAAGTACTGAGCAGTGGATTTTAACTGGGGGTAAATTTAATTCTTCTACTATTTCCATGTTATCAATCGTTACTGCTTCATCAATCGATTTTCCTTTTAGCCATTCGGTTGCTACCGAGGATGATGCAATTGCTGATCCACAGCCAAAAGTTTTAAACTTAGCATCTTGAATAATGCCTGTTTCTTCGTCTACTTCTACCTGTAGACGCATTACGTCACCACATTCCGGTGCTCCTACCAATCCTGTTCCTACGTTAGACTTAGATTTATCTAGAGTCCCTACATTACGTGGATTGGTGTAGTGGTCTATTACTAAATCTGAATATGCCATAGTTTTACAATTCTTCGATTACTCCTAAAATTTCTGCTAGAATTAAAGCTATACCTGCTGTTATAAAATTTTGTCCTATAATAGCAAATCCGGCAAATATTCTAATACATGATTTTGCAAAACTAACCCAAAAATGCCATCGACTTTTTGATTCTTTTGGTTGCATAACTTATATATTTGTTTTTCGTTGATTATCATTCTGCCACTGTCCGTTGTACTCTTCTGCTGGTTCACACTCGTGGAAATATATCTGTGCCACGCGTGCATCCTTCTCAATAAATATCGTTTCGGTTACTAGCATGATGGTTCCCATGTTATCTGTTTGAAAACCAGGGTCAAACACAGGTGAATTGATTAAGGCTCCGTTACGCCAAAGCGAAGATCTTTGTTTAATGAACGCTACACGGTTATTTGGAATCTTACATCCTTCCCAAAAAGTAACATCGTATGTACCTGGATATAAAAGCCATCCTTCGATTCCGTCTAATTGAACAGTATCGACAGGAGTATAGGTGGTTAGTTCAGTTTTACCTTTTAGTACTTTACCGATTTTATGATCACTGTAAATACCGTTAGGTATCCCTTCAACGCTAATACCCACTCGGTTTACTGCTTTTAGAGTTACATCAAAACCAACCTGTGCTGGTTTACCTTTCGCTTCTCCCAACTTGAGTAATCCTTCCTCTAAAATTTGATTTGCATTTAACATATTATTTCTTTTTAAATGGAAATTTCTTGTTTAATTTATCTCTTCTCCTTTCACATCCACAATCTTCTTTGCCAAAAAGATGTGCCATTTTCTCGGCTAGTTTATCTATGCCAAAAAAGTGGGTTATCTTTGCTATTAAATCTCCTAATCCTTTCATTATTTTCTAGGATATCCTTTAATAAATTCATAAAACTCAGCTCGTGCAGCATCTTCTTCAAGGAAGCATCCTGATAGTTTAGATGTTTTCATACTAGCGCCCTGATGCTTAACACCTCTACAGCTTACGCAGTTGTGAGTGGCTTCAATCATCACTGCTACGCCGATATTACCTTCACAGATCTTATCTACAGCATTATGAATAGCTACGGTTAATTGTTCCTGGATTGCACCTCGTCTGCTGAAATGCTCTACAATACGGTTTAGCTTACTTAAACCTACAACTCTACTCTCTAAAGTAGGTACATAGGCGATATGACATAAGCCGTTGATAGTCTGGTGGTGGTGACTACACATGCTTGTAACTGGAATACCTCCTTCAAATACTACACCGTCGTACCCGTCGGCTGGGAATGAGGTAATAGAATCTAACTGCTCGTATCTTCCTTTCCAGAGATCGTTTACGTACGCCTTAGCTACACGCATTGGTGTATTTGAACTGTTAGGATCATTTTCCCAATCTACACCAAGGGCACTTAAAAACTTACCGTAGTGTACAGCTGCCGCTTCAATAATTCGCTTCTTTTCACCGTCAGTCAACGAATGCCTACCTTCTTTGATAGCTTCTTGTAGGTAGGTACTAATACCGTTTGCATGACCGGCTTGTGCTAATTCTAGCTTTTCAATTTCTATGTGTTTGTCTCTACTCATAATTATAGGTAATAAGAAATTTTATTTAAACGTTCTTCTACTGTTCCTTTTAATATAACAACTTTCTCTTTAGGGATGTACTTTACCATAAACTCTCTTATTACCTCGTCGATTTTAATTTGCAATTCGTGACTTAGACGGTCAGGATCGGCTACAAAATCAAACTCGACAGGTATATAAAAGAAGTACTCTACTTGATCTTTAGTTTCTTCAAATAAAGTAATAAGATCTTTAATATCGAGCTCAGGGGCTAATATCTGGGAGTAGATAATGCAATCCACAATACTACGAGTACTAATTACATTTTTATGGCTTAAGTAATTCTGATAGGCCCAGGCCGATAATTCGTTAATTGCGTACTGCTTCTCACTATTTGAAAGTTCAAGCATTTTACTAATCTTGATAACAGGTCGTGAAAAGCCGTCAGTAACATAATACTCAGGAAACTTAGTAGATACCTCTTTCAATAAGGTAGTTTTACCAGTTCCATGAGATCCAAGTAATATTTTCATGTAAGTATTTTGTTAAATATAACAGTTCTTACTCAAACTTCCAATTGTCTTCAAAGAAGTTTTTCCAGGCCCGAAGGGAAGTATTACGGAGAATTAAAAACATATCATCTAGAGTTTGAGCCGTATTCGGAACAGCGCTAAATCTTACTACCTCTCCTTCGTCTACACCTTCAGTTACTCTATGAACTACAGATCCAACAGTATCGTATTTTCCTTCCCAGGCTCTGACCTGCGGATCTTTTCCTTTTAATTCTGGAAAATAAGTAATTAGTCCGGGATGTCCGTTGTAAATTTCTCCTTTGAAATACTGAAAAAAATCAGCAGGTAAAATCCGGAGAAAACCGTGTAAAGTTATCAATTTTTTCTCTAGCAATTCTGGAATGAGGTAATTTTCAAGAGTAGGTCTAAAAAGTATCGTCCTTATTGTCACCCCATTTTTCCCAAAGAATTCTAGGTTATCTTTCGGTATTCTATATAAATGGTTAGTTACAAGGAGACTAGGGAGAAACCCAATCTCTTTAGCTATAGCAATAACTTCTGATCCGGTCTGACTTACTAATACTCCCCAGTTTTCTTGTATTTTCATATTACTGTCCTAACGCTTTTTTAGTATAATAGATAGGATTGATTAAAGCTTGAGGAATTAAATCAAGTTTGCTTGCACGTACTGGACAAATATCCAAGGATCCGCGACGGGCATACAGTAACATTACGCAGCAATCCTCTACAAGCGGATTGGACATAATTTCGGTATAAAGCTTTTCAGCACAAAACTCGTGGAACTCGTTTACCTCACGTAAGGAAATAACTTGCTTCAACAACTCTTTAGGATCAACACTACCTTTCTTTGTAGTAATGGTAAAGTAAGCTGCTCCTGTATCTTTCTGCTTAGTATGTCTACAACGAGATCTTAGTATGTTAGTAAAGTATGCAGCATATTCACCTGTTTCTTCATCTTCTACAACAATGTTATACTTTCCCTGGGCGGCATAATCTGTAATCTCCATTTTCGCTAGTTCTTCATCCCCAATTGCACCAAATAGGTCTAAATAACCTTCTGCTGGATTGGCTTCTCTTTCGTACTGATCTCCTTCACGAAAGAATCCTACTGTAGCAGGTGCATCAATACATTTACTAATATCTTCTGTTACTTGTTTTTCGTAATTCTCAATCGCTTCTTCGATAGTATCGCCCATCTTACACATATCAAAGGTATTCAAGTAGAGTTTAAAAGATTTAGACTCTACCATAAACTCTGAATTTGCAGGGCATACAATTTTTAACGTACCTGCAATAGGTAATCCGTTATTGAGAAGGAAAGTTGCTTCGTGACAATGCCAAGTATCGAATCCTACAAACTCATCTCCTTTAATTCCCCAATCTTGACGTGCAAGAACACGTGGCATAGGGTTTAACTGTGAAGGATCAAACTTGTCTGTGTAGACTGCGTAGGAGTTAGCTGAACCGAGCGATCTTGCTGCGGCATCTGACATATTATTTATTGACATAAGTACGAAAGGTTTTAACATTTTCAAAAATAAGATCAATTTGTTCTTTTGTAAGCTTGATATCCAGGTTATCGGCTAGTTTATCTTTTGGTTTGAGGGATGTCAAACCGTTTGGACCTAATTTATTACCTGTCCATCCGTTTACAATCGGTGAACTAGTATCAAGTGAATACAAATAGCGATGTAAATGTGTTTGGTTGTATTTGTAAAGTAAGAACTCTACAGGATTTTGACAGCCTAGAAGGTGAAATTTATAAGCACCGCTCATTCTATAGGTGTATCTGTTAGAATACCACCAGTTCAAGAAACGAAAACGTACAGTTACGTAGTCTGAATCAGGTACTAGATCAAAAGGTAGTGCTATAATATCGACATCCTTGTCGGCATAAAAATCAATACAGTCTGCAATCTGGTCAAAAGTATCTCCTTGACAGACCCCAATGTATTTTACTTTATCAGATCTGTATCTACCTAGATATTCTACAGCATTCTCCATAGTCTGCTTGTAGTCGTTTACTTTATCGGGTAGAACAAGGTGTGTTGGTTGAAACTCTTCACCTAATTCATAAAGCTCTTCACCTGGAATAGATTGACCGAGTTCAAAAGCTGAATTATCTAAAATAGAATAGGGAGCTTCTTTGAGCTTTTCCTTGTAAAACTCTGTATAGCCTCTATCGTTATTTAGCAAATGTCCTAATACGTAAGGATAGTCGCTAATTAAGTCATGGTAAGGAAATAACTGTTTAGGAATCTCGTGACTAATTAATGGCATAAATTATTTTTTATGGTCTAATAATACTTTTTCTACATGCGCTTTAGCTACTTCCCAACTCACAGGACCAGTTTCATCAGCATATGCTACAGGATCAGGACGTCCAAGCTTGATAAATGCTTCAATACGTTCTACTGATGCTGCTGATTTATAATCCGAGTACCATGTATTTGTGTATTCTACTACATGATCGGCACTATATTTAGCTTTCTGCTCTTCAGTTAAACTTAGTATACGCTCTGTAGTGATCTTAATCGGTTTGTAACTTGTATTAGTCCGTCTATATACTTCGTCAAAGTCTAATCCCAATACTTTACAGCATTCTTCCCCATCTTGTAAAATTTCAAACTTATTTACATCGAGATACGGCGTATAAACTGATACTAAATCTGAATCCCAGTTACCTTGTTTGAATGCTTCAAAGTCAATATCGCGAAACTCTTGTCTACAGTCGGGATAGATTGCATGATCGCCGGCATGAATACCCATTGCAATAGCACATCCCTGTCTTACATCACAATCATCACCTGTAGGTTTAGTAGCAATCGATAAAGCTACTGCCTGAATAATTGAACTGAAGATTTTATTACGGTTAGGTACAACAGTTTCTTTCATATTGTCTTGTTCGTAATGTCCTTCAGGAACATCTTGACCGCCTTCAACTAATGCTGAGTTAAGTAGTTGCTGCAATCCATCTAACTTGATAATTTGATGTCTAACTGGGAAGAAAGATGGATGAGTTTGAGCTACTTCCCTAGTAAATTCATTTACATACTTAACTAAATCAGTAGCACGTTCTAATTCTACACGATGTTTTTGGCCGTAGTCGAAACTAAGAGCTGTTACTTCATAACCATTTGCAAGAAGATGGAGTAGTAAACTGCTACTATCCATACCTCCTGATAAGCTTAATAC